CCTTGGTGCTGGTATCCTCTGCGTTACCTGTCAGCGTGATGCTGACGTTGGTCTCCTCGGGTACGGCACTTCCGGCCATCATCAATCTGAAATTCTGACCTTTAATCTTGCTCATCGTTGTCGTTATTAGTTTGGTTAATGACATCACATTGATAGACCAGAACCTGCCAATAGCATGGCTTCAGCGAGTCGTATTGAACGGCCTCGGCACTGAACTGGTAGTCCTCGACGGGCGTTTCGTTGTCCATCATGTATTGATGAACGGTGTCACGAATCATCTTCGCGAGGGTTGCCAGCTTTGCGCGATTGCTTGCCGCCACCATGATGCCGATGTTCACCTGATCACTGTCAGACTCATAGGGGTCGTCCTTGGTGGTCTGGTCGTTGGTCAGTCCGTCCAGTGAGACGATGACGAACGGCACCGGCTCATTGTCGGCTTTGTCATCTGGCAGCGGAATGGCCGTTGAGTAGAGGCGGGCAGGTTTCTTGCTCGTCCTTCCCAACTCTGCCATCAGTTCCGCGTTGCTGGAGATGGCTGCAATGAAGATGCTATCGGTTTCGAGACTCATAGTCTATCGGTGTTTCGTGTTATTTTTTTCAAATTCTTCCTGGGAACCACGGGCCGACGACCTTTGCTGTTGCATCGGGGCAGCCCGTGGTGGCGAACCATGAAAAAATCACCCAGAAAGAAGGCAGTGAGAGTAAGATCAGATTTCAGATGAAGACTCCGTTCCGGTGACCTCATACAGAGCAAATGCCTGAGTCGGGTAGGTGACGTTGCCCTGACCGTCGGTGACAGGCTCTCCGCCGTTGATGCGGGTTGAGAGGTCTGTGAACGACCATGCGGTGTTCAGGATGACACGTGTCACGCCCTTGTCAGCGAGTGTCACTGGATCGACCACCATGCGCACCTCACCGTGCTGCTGCACAGCCAGCCACTCGAAGTAACCGAAGCCGATGTACTTCTTGTCGGTAGGAACGAGCTTGTTGCCGCTCAGCTTGGTGTTGAGGAAGTGAGTGACGATGTAGGGATAGCCTGCGCAGAGACCGCCCGACACGATAGGCTCTGAGCTGTACTTGAACTTCGGGGTGGCCTTCAGTTCAGCCTCGGTCTCGCGGTCCATAATCAGCACCACGTCGCCCTCGAAGAATCCCTTGTCGCTGAATGCTGCAACAGCCTTCAGGATGTTCTTGTAGGCAGCGGTTCCCAGAGTGATGTCGCCAGTCTTGGCGAGACCAGAGAACGGGCCCTTGTTGCCGTTCCAAGCAGCCTGTGAGTACAGCTTCTTGGCGAGATAGATGCGGAGAGCGAGAGCGAACTTCTGCTGCACGAAGCTCATGAGGTCGAATGCGGCGTTGTCGATGGCCATGTTGCTGACGGGCACCTTCAGACCGCAACGCTTCTGCGTGGGCGTGATGTTAGCGAAGTCGAGTACCTGGTCGTTGAGTGCTTCAACCTCACCAACCTCTTCCATCTCAACGTCGTTGACGCTGACGGGCCAAATCTCGTTGCCTGTGACACCAGTCACGATGCGAAGAGAAGCGGGCAGTCCGAGACCTTCGTGCAGGGTGGGAATCATCTCGTGGATGGAGAGCTGGATAGCACCAGAAGCGGTGATATTAGCTGAGGTGTTGGTCTGTGTGGGCCACAACAGAATCTCACGCTTGGCACCAGCCTCGTGGGTCTGACGCAGGAACTCGCGCAACTGTTCGCCCTTCGACACCTGCTCGCGGTGCTTGGCCAGCTCCTCTGAGGTCATCATACCCTGGAGCTCGCGCATGATAATATCAGCCTCACGTCCGAGGGCATTCCACTCGCGCTGTTCCTCGTCGGTCAGTTCGACCTTCTTCTCAGCGGCTTTCTCGTTCAGTTCGCCCATGCGATCCTGAATCTCACGATAACGAACCTGAAGTTCGTCTTTTGTCATTTTTTTCATAACAGAAAACATTTAGTTAATATTAAAAGTTGATTTTCATTCTCATCAGTCGCAACTGGCGAGCACGCTGTGCGGCTTCCTCCAGTGCTTTCTCC